GTATTGCCGGTGACGCCCAGCGTGCCGCCAACCGTCGCGTTGGTGCCAACACCCAGCGTGCCGCTCGTCGTGGCGTTGCTGAGGGTGGTATTGCCGGTGACGGTAAGGGAACCGATGGTTGGTGTTGCAAACAAGCTCGATACCGATGTCAGCGAAGCCGAGGCAGGAAACGCCGATACCCGCCATGTCGTGATGTAGTCGCCACTCTGGGACGAAGAAAGGATCGGCAGACAGCCGATTGACCCCGGCGGCGATGCGTTGGGAACGCATGCCCCGAACGCCGGATTGGCAAACACAAAGAAAAGAGCGATGGCGGGAAAAATCTTCATTGTGTCTGCACCACGATAGTTAGCCCGGAGATGGTCGTGAAGTAGGTTATGGCCGACTGCGCCGTAATCCCAATAGCCGCGTAGGACGATCCAGGAGCGTAGAATACGGTATCCTGTTGGACCGGATCGGCGACGCCACCGAATGGATTGATAAACAACCCGAAGGATGGCGGTAGCGCGAAGTCCACCATTGAGCGCGTCGGGTCAGCGGTCAGCAGCGTGCCATACGTACCCGGCACCGACATGATCGGGTTGCCGTAGCCGTCAAGGATCAGTTTGCCGTAGCCGTCACGCAGCCATTGGGCCGACACACACGCAGTTGTCGTCACGACAATCGGCGCGTTGCCCTCGTCGCTCATGTCGGGGCGAGGATCATGGATCGGCAGCGGGTCGGGTGGGACGGCGTAGGAGCGGAGTTGTTCTTGGGGAAGATCGGTACAGCGGGGGCAAACAAGAATGCGGCGGTTGACGAGTTGATTGCCAGACCATTCATACTGCCATGTCAAGTCTACATGGTTCCATCTGAAGCCGCACCGATCGCATAGGGCAAACGCGGACGGACTACGGGGATTGACCCGAGCGCGCCCGTTTGCTCCTGAAGGATACCCGCCCATCACATCCTCGTATAACGCTGCAAGCCCGGCGTCACATACAGAACCGGGTTCTCATTCTCCTGTGCATTCAGCCGCCCATACGACTTCATCGCCACCGCTTCCAGTGCCGCGAACTTGTCCGGGGCATAAGTCAGCGCCAGCTTCGCCGCCAAAGCATCCACAAAGGCGCTCAGGGAGCGGTATGGAAGCGTGGTCTGCGCGGCTCCCGACAGCGCGGCGTCATCATCACGATACACGCCGAAGTAGTGGAGAACATACGAGGCGTTGCCATCTGGGGTCGGGTAGAGGGACAGCACCACAGGCTCGGTTCGGTCAGCCCAATAGACGGTCGGGGGCGCCTGCTCGGCCTTGTTGGGGTAGCTGGCGTATTCCGACCGCGCCACCGGGTAGATGATCCGGTCGGTACTGGTGCCCTGATACGTGACGGTCAGATAGCAGTCCAGCACCAGCAACAGGTTCGCCGGCAGCGTGTAGGCGGTGGTTCCCTGAACCAACGGAACGCTGGCGAGGACGACTTGCCACAACTGGGGCTCATCACCACTCCAGTCCACATTGACGAGGTTCGCCGCCATGGCGACATCGGCAAGATGCCCGACCGTGATCTCGGGGCGTCGGACGCCACAGCGCCCCAGCGCGAAGGCACCGATGCTGCCGAGGTCAGGATTCCACGAAGTAGCCATGCCGCCGGTATCCTACCTGGCGGACATGCCCTGCAATACTGCAAAGCGAGCTCTGCCGCCGGAAAGAGCCGAGAAAATTACGCGCAGTCCTCGGATCGGGAACGTGTAGAAGCCTCCGGCTGATGCCGTTTGTGCTGAACCGTTAGTCGGGTCGGCCAGCCAGATCGGCGTCCATGCCGTCGAGCCGTAATAGTCAATCTGCTGGTTTACGTCGTCCAGCGTATAGGACACCGTATAGGTGCCCGTCGCCCCCGATGCAAACTCAACCCCATAGGACAGGTTGAACGGCGACTGCATCCAATCGGGGTAGAAGGCGTAGGTGCCGGTGGCGGTGATGAGCGTGTAGGATGGTTTTGCCATCGGTCAGTCCTTCCCCCACTTTTTCGCGTTCTCGGCGAACGTGATGCGCTTTCGCTCGGCGGGACCCGCGGCAGTCTTGGCCTTCTCCATTTTGGAGGTCGGAATTGACTCGCCTTGCGGCACACCCAATTCCTTATGCAGCAGACCTTTGTGGGATGGCTTGATGGTGATCTTACCACCACGCGCCTTTGGCACATCATCGGCATTCAGAAACTTTGCGCTTCCGCCGTGCTGAACATCTGGATACGCCCACGAACGCTTATCGTTCGTATCTTTTTCGTGGATTGCATCCATATCGTTGTTCACGTAGACGCGCTTCTTCGCTTTCCCGGGCCGGTTGACGCTGCCCCCGCGAGCGCAGCCCTCAACGCCGCCGCCACGCTTTCGCTTTTTGGCAGCGGCGTCAATCCAGCCCTGTGCCGGATGGGTCATCAGTCGTCCTCGCGATCTTCCTTGTAGCCCTTGCCCATGCCCTCGGGAGCCTCCAGGCGCGAGGCCGAGGTCATGGGATGGCTGTCCGAGCCGACCGATCCGCCGGCCTTGCGGCCTGGCCGGTTCCCGTGGTGTTTGGGGGCGCTGCCGTGAATCATAGTCGGCATCTTGCCCTTCTTCATCACGGCACCACCGCGCTTGCGGCGTTCGGCCTCTTCCTCGGTCTTCGAGTCCTTGCCGGCGTAGACCTCTTCCTTCGGGGCCTTTTCGTCGTCCCCGACCTCGCCGCCCTTGGCCTTGCAGACCTTGCCGCCGCGCTTGCGCTTTTCAGCCTCGTGACGCTCTTTGCTCATTTCTCAGTTCCCTCACAGAACCAGTGACTTGCCGCCGCCAGGAGCGGAGACGGCGCCCATGTCGATGAACACGCTGTTGCTCGGGGTGGTTTCCCAAGCCGTCACGCCGAATGACGTGCAACCCTTGCGGGCCAATACGCCACCGCCCGCCGTGGTGCTGACGTTGAACGCCTGCGCCATCGCCGTTCCGCCGCTCAGGACAGAACTCAGGAAGGCCGTCCCCTCGATGACGAGTTCACGGTCGATGCCGTTGGTGCCGATCAGGATGTGGCTCGATGCCCCGCCAGACGATCCCAGCAGCGAGTCGAACACGCTGTCACGAATGATGACGCGGGGGCATCCCCCAGCAATCTCCATCGTGTAGTTGGTGGCGTTACGGGTGGTCGTGTTGATGCCGAAGACGCAGTTCACGAACGTCGTCTCGCCGACGCTGTTGTTCAGCTTGATCGCCCGGGCACCGGTCAGGTTGGCCGTTCCGGTCGTAGTTGTGTTGTCGCCAAAGCCAAGGAACTCGCAGTTCAGATAGGTGCTGCGACCGCCATCATCCTCCCAGTTCACCAGCGCCGCAGCCGTGTTGCTGAAGCCATAGAACGACTGGAGGTTGGCGAACAGGCAGCCGGCTCCCGTGACCTTGACCAACTGGTTAAAACCAGCAGTCCCGTCCAGCGAACTGGACGGTGCGATGCGGGCGCGCTTGCCATACATGCCCGGCGAGCACATGCCGATGAGGTGGACCTGATTTTTCGCCCACAGCAGCGTGGACGACTGATAGGCGCTGCCGGCGCCGGTAGCCGCGCCACCGCCTTTGAACAGCACGACATCATCGTTGTCAGCCACCGCCTGCGCCTGTGCCTGGGCAAGTGTCTGAAACGGGTTGTTGGCGGAACCGGAATTGCCGTCCGACCCCTTTACGGGATCGACGAACCAATAGTTCCCGGTGAAGAACGCCGGCAGGCCGGCAATCCCCATCGTGGGGACGCCCGCGACCTGCAAGCCAGAGAGATGGGAAACGCCCATTACGCACTCCTTTTCATCTGCACCAAGCTCAAGGTGCGGTTACGTTCAAGGTAGTCGGCCGCGGCACGAAGGCGCGTGGGGGAGTCGCCAAGAAGACCAATGGCGGTGTTGCAGTCTGAACAAAGCAGGCCACGCACGGCGTTCGTCCCGTGATCGTGGTCAACAGAAAGCCAACGCACAACGCCGTTCCGGGTTGCCGTCTCGGGCTTCTGGCAGATCGCGCAGACGCCGTTCTGGACAGCGAGCATGGCGTCGAAGGATTCGATGGTCATGCCTTCATAGCGACGAAGCATATTTTTCCGATTGGCCTCTGGGTGGCGCCGGTGGAAGACCGCATTGGCCTCCTTCATCGTCCGTCCAGCACGAAGGTTGCTGATGCGGCAATCCCCCGGGGTCTCATTGTCGAACATGACCTTACCAAGCGGCCATTCACCGTAGTGGTGTAGCCACGCAAGCCGCTGCGCCTGATGGTCGCAACCGAAGATGTGGATGACGCGATACCCGCGCATCTGAACGTTTCCGGCAGGCTGCCCCTTGATGCGCCCACTACCGCTTTCGCGCCACGTAAAGATGCCGGTCAGGGGGTCGTAGTTCAGCAGTTCCCGCAACGTATCGGCATTCAGTTCGCCGGCCCGTTCGCGCAGGTCCGCTTTGTAGGCGCGGCGAGATTCGGTATCCTTCACACGCTCCGAGTTCGGAACCGACAGCCGAAGATTGCTGATCCGAACGTTGGTCGTGTCGTCGTCATTGAACCGAAGAACCGTCGTCGGCCACTCGCCATGCATGTAGAGCCACGCCAGGCGAGCGGCTTGGTACACCTTGTGGTCGATAATGACTTCCCAATGGGATGCCTTCAAACGACCCGCCAGGCGCCCGGCCAACCGCTGACTGCCCGCCCGGCGCCATGTGAATACCCCGGTCTCGGGGCTGTAGTCCAACATCGCCTGAAGCTGTGCCTGATCCAACATCCCACTCTCTACCACTTCATGCGGAGAATTCCGCATGTCATGGTCCTCTATAGCACCGTTGAGGGTGGGATGCAATGTCATTTTGTTCTGCTTAATTCCAGCTAAGTCCTTCAAGTTGCTGGGGTTGATCCAAACAACGCCCTCGGGTTGTAGTATCCGGTGAAAAATCGGCTATACCCTTTTACCAGAAGGTTATCTGTAATGAAATCCACTTCCATCGACATCTCGAACGCTTCCCGCTCCAGGAAGATGAGGCCGGGGATGGTGGTCATCACGAACCAGTAGGTGCTGCTGGTCAGGAAGTCCAACACCTCGTAACCGTCCGGAAGCGAGCCGGTGACACGCATGGCGTTGGCGTCGTTGTCGGACGTGCCGGGCCGCAGGGTGGTGTGCCACAGGCGCGCGGCGACCCATTCAAGGGCCGGCGGAACCAGCAGCTTCTTGCCGCGGGCGAAAATCTTCAGGTTCGCCTGGTCTCGGAAGTTGACGCGGACGTTGGTCAACGCCTGCAACAGCGAGGCTTCCGACAGGTCAAGTTGCGTCGAGAAGGTATTCGCGTAGGTGCCGCGGTCGATGGGATGCGCCGTGGACAGAAGCGCCACGCCGTCGCCGCCGACGTTCGGGTTGTAGGTCGTCGCGCTGTTCAGCACGTTCGCGGCGTAGATTTCCTCGGCCTGCTCAAAGCTGTTTTGGAGGCCCAGATTGGACGCCGGGAATTGCGACTCGTACAGGTTGTCGGCGATGGCCTTGCGGGTGATAGCGTAGCCCAGACCGACTTCCCATGCCTCGTGGTTGAAGATGAACCGCTCGCCGGCATTGTTGTCCATTGCCGTCGCGCCGCCTTCGAACTTCAACTGCGGCAAAGAGACGTACCGCACTTCGGCGGTGCGCTCGATCCCCATCTTGGAGGTGCCGCGCTCCAAGAATTTCGGCCACTGCCGAGGGATCATCCTGTACTTGCCTTCGATCCCGCGCAGCCCCGGGCGGGTCAGGTCGTAGAGGGCCGCTACATTGATTGCCATTTTCTATGCCCCCTTAGATGCCGGTCGTGCCGGCGGCACGGTCGGTGCTGTTCATCTTCACGACGGCCCAGTTATAGACGGTCGTGTTGTCGGCACCGTTGACGCCGGGAAGGGCGGTGGTGCTGTAGAGGTCCATGATCTTGAACGGCAGCGCCGAAGATGTCGTGATGTTGGCATCGTCGATCACGTAGCTGCTGATCCCCGTTGCGGTGTTGCCGCCGGCACCAGCGTTGAACTCGACATTGTTCATCACGTCCGATTGCGCCAGAGTCCGCGAGGCACCGAGAGATGCAACCAGGAACAGCACATCCGGATCGTCAATGATCCACGCGGTCACGGTCGCGGTGGACAGACTGGCACCCAGCGAGACGCCGGGCCAATACTGGGATTTGACCGGAAGGGCCCTGAGGCCGCCGTTCGAAGGATATTCGCACCCCCAGAAGATGCCGGCGATCTGCCCCGATACCGAGGGGGCGATCACGATGTTGCCGCCGGTGCCCTCATTGTAAACAGGGTCACCGCGGAACAGGGCGGTGGTATAGTTGTAGGCGATGGTGCGGCGGCGCAGCCCGAAGCTCGGGGTCGCGCCGGCAACGGAACCGTACGGCTGAAAGCCGAACTGGAACTGGACGTTCGCCACGCTGGCGGTCTCCTGGTCAGGACCATTCCTGCGCCCCGAGCTTCGGGGCCAAGCGATCCAAGGGAGACCGCCATCGGCGCGATGGCGGTTGCCTATTTAGGCATCGGGCACCTTATACCCGTTCCTGCCGGGGTTCAAGTGTCTTTTTTAGACGCCTCATTCCACCTGTATCTCCATGGCTCCGGATTCCCGCCGCGTTACCGGCATCGTCTTCGGGTTGGCATCGCGCGGGGCGGTTCCGGGCGGAGCGTAAATCAACTGGTCGTTCATATCGCGGACCCGAGCCGATGCCGCCTGGGCCGCCATGTGACGCTTCAGGCGATTCACGCGCTCAGGGATTTCGTGCAGCATCATGCCGTCAACGATAATTGGACCATCGGTTCCGGGGGGCATGAAGCGGCCGTCGTGACGCCGGGCCGGCACTGATCGCCAGCCCTGCATCTCGGCCTCGGCCAGTCGGGCGTTGTCGGGCTTGCCGTAAACGTCATACCTGATCCACTGATAGGCCATGCCGTCAGGGATGAGATGGCGAGGAACGGCCCACTTGTCGCCTTCCTTCTGCTCGGACAGGAAGGACAGGATTTCCTCGTCGGTCATGTTGTCGAAATCGGGGCCAGCGCGGAGAGGATCGCGCAGCGGCTCGCGAAGAGATTCTTGCTTTATCATCATT